TGGAAATAGATTATGGTCAAATACATTAGGACATACTAATGATGAAAAAATGTTAGCAATAACAAATGATGTTACTAATGATAATATTATCACAGCGGGTTGGTCAGAATCGCATTCAAACGGAAGAAGGACATTTTTATTCAGAAGTGATAAGAGTGGATTTGGAACCGGAAACTATCATTTAGAGGGATTTCCTGGAATGCAAATGTGGTACGCATCTAGTTCACTATCTACTAATTTAATTACAGGTTCATTGGGAACTATATCATCACCATCTAATAATGCTGCGGCATTAACTTTAGTTTCGGGTACATTTGAAGCAACGGATGCAGTGTATTCTCAAGAAATATATGATGGTGGTGTTATATGGGATATGTTTATAGCAAAACTTGATTTAGAAAGTTTACAAGAACATAAAAACAGTGAACAACATAAATTAGATTTACAAGATCAATATATAAGTACCGAATATGTAGATAATATATTCACTTTTTATCAATTTGGTGCAGCAGGTGACGGTGTCGCAGATGATGGTAATTTCTTTGGATATGATATATTGATAATGAGTGGTAGTGATGAGTTATTTGTGACAGGACAAACATCAGGAGAAATAGCAAAAAACAATTTAGGAGGATCGGGTGTTTATGATTATATTCTTACGAGATTCAATCCAAATACACATGAATGGGAATTTTATCAAAATGGAACATCGGCGGATGAAGAAGTATATGGAGCGACGGTGATAAACAATGGTAGTGGCAGTATTGCATTTGTTGGTAGGACAACCGGAAATTTAGGTGGTACTAATTTAGGTGGATATGATTTATTTTTAGGTATTTACAACCCAATAACGGATGTTATAAACTACTATCAAACAGGATCACTTGCCGATGATAGAGCTATCAATGTACATGATGTGGGTAATAATGAAATTGCAATAGTATATGAAACATCTGATAAAATAACTACCGATGCAACATCTGCAGGTGGTGTTGATATTGGTGTAATTAAATTTAATTACTCAAGTTCATTGTGGTCAACTTCATCATACCAAGCTGGTACTGAATTAGATGAAATATTATCAAATGATGGCAAACCATCGTTATACTTAACTGATAATAGAATAATGATTGTTGGTAAAACTTTGGGTGTGTTTTCTGATGATAATACGATATATGGTAATAATGATATATTTTTAGGTATATTAGACTTGAGTACCGGAACATATAAAAAATATCAGGTGGGAACGGGTGCAAACGAAACCGGTACATGTGTTTTTTTCCTAGGAGGAGGGAAAATATGTATAGGTGGATATAACGATGGATCGTTTACAGGAGAGACAAATGCTATATTTACTAAATTTGATACAATAATATCACTAAAAGGTAAATCGGAATAGTTGATTTTATAATTAAAAGATATTTATACAAAACATTAATAGGTAGATGGCCACTATATTTCAATTAAGAAGGGGTAATAATCCGGCTTCACCAACATTGGTTGAGGGTGAATTATATTTAAATAATGTAAAAGGTACTATACAATTTGGAAGTGGATCATCCGTAGCACCATATGAGTTATTGGCTATGAATACTCCAATGGCCGGTGATGTAAATTTGTATGGTAATTTTAGTGCATCGTTGCCACAAGGATACGTTTGGGTTGGTAACAGCAGTAACAGAACAGTACTTGCATCGACATCATCATTTGGTTCGGCCGGAAGTGTTACCGCTGTTAGCGATACAACCGGTCAGATAGGAATAGATTTAACATTATCTACAGGAACTTTATCAGCATTAGCAAGTGGATTAACCACAACATCGGATGTACAATTTAATTCAATTGGTGTGGGAGGAACGCCATCAAATGTTGCTGGGGAAATTAGAGCAACGGGTGATATCGTTGCATTTTATTCATCCGATATCCGATTAAAAGAAAATATTGTTCCAATAAAAAATGCATTAGAAAAAGTTGAAGCAATAAGTGGTAATACATATGATTGGAAAGCCGGATTTGAAACGGTACATTCGCATACAGGAAATGATGTTGGAGTTATTGCACAAGAAATAGAAAAGGTTTTACCACATGCGGTTGTAGATAGAGAAACTGGATATAAGGCAGTTAATTATGAAAAGATTGTACCACTATTAATAGAAGCAATTAAAGAATTAAGTGCAAAAATAGATAAATTGGAAAATAAATAAAATATATAATTAATTAACAACGGACTAAAAAGAAGGTAAACTAGATGGCACTTAAATTTAGACGTGGTACAGTATCACAAAAATCGGGTTCATTGGTATTTGGTGAACCATTCATCAATACATCAATACAAACTTTACAGGTAGGTGGAGATGCAGGTGATATAACATTAGCAACATATGCTAATACACAATCTTTTTTTACCCCGACATCTATTTCGGCATCTTCATTTATATCCGCATCATCAATATGGGTTGCAGGTAATGTAGATGGTGTTGATATTTCAACATTTTATAGTAGTGTAAATAGTACTACCGCAAGCTTAATAGTAGAAACAACTAATTTAGAGTTATTTACACAATCTGCAAACACTAGATTAACAAATCTAGAAAGTAAATCTTCATCTGTTGATGTTAGTATAACAAACTTAAATTCTTATACCGCATCTGCAAGTAGCAGTATTTTTAATTTAAATGCAAGTTCAGCATCTCAACAAGTTAGTATTAATGCGTTAAATGTATCATCCGGTTCATTAAACTCATTTACTGGATCAACGGCAACAAGTTTAACCAACTTGAATTCATTTACTGCATCAACCGCAACGAGTCTAACTAACTTAAACTCATTCACAGCATCAACTGCAATAAGTTTAACAAACTTAAATTCTTATAGTGCATCTGCAAGTAGTAGTATTTTTAATTTAAATGCAAGTTCGGCATCGCAGCAAGTTAGTATCAACGCATTGAGTGCAGGAACTGCATCGGTTAATGCATTTACCGCATCAACCGCGACAAGTTTAACAAATTTAAATAGTTTTACCGCTTCAACTGCAACAAGTTTAACAAACCTAAATAGTTTTACATCCTCCGCAGGAGTTAGATTGACGAATTTGGAATCTAAATCAGCGAGTGTAGATATTAGTATAACAAACCTAAATGCAGCAACATCATCCATTAGTGCACTAAACGCAGCTACTGCATCTTTAAATGCAAGAACGGGTTCATACGCAACTACAGGATCTAATACATTCAATGGACTGCAAACATTTTCCGGATCGGTTGCAATATCAGGATCGTTAGCGGTTGGTAATGTAACTCCATCGGCTACAAATGGTAGAATTGATGCAGCAAATGATGTGGTCGCATTTTCAACATCCGATAAAAGATTTAAAAATAATATAAAACCAATTATTAATCCAATTGAAAAAATAAGAAAAATAAGCGGAGTAGAGTTTGATTGGATACCAAATCAGGAATTACATGGATACGAAGGACATGATGTTGGGGTAATTGCACAAGAAATACAAGAAGTATTGCCAGAACTTGTAACACAAAGAAATAGTGGATATTTGGCAGTAAAATATGATAAAATTGTTGCGCTTCTAATTGAGGGTATTAAAGAACAGCAATTGCAAATTGAATCTTTAGAAAAGGAAATCCAAGAGTTAAAAAAACAAAGAGGTTTATAATTAATGTACGATGTTTACTACACAACCGCTGGCGGCCCTTGGTTTAATAGTGGTGCCGATATGTGGGTTACAAATTGGATAAACAATGTTGCTCCACATTTGAACGTACCACCACTATTGTTGTTTCATAGAAGTAAACCAAAGAATTACGAAGAATATCCAATAGATATTGAACATATCTGGGAAATAGAAGAGAAAAAGATTGATAATATATTGAAATCGGCAAGACGAGTTCACATATTACATGGACACTATACACCAACTACGGGAATATATAATAATATAAATAATATAGAATCCATAGTATTTCATAACTTAACCAAAATATCATTACTGGCCCAACAGCAAAAAGATAATTATTTACATTGGTATGGGGATTTGGATTGGGAAAGTGAACTGATTGATAAAATCAAAAATAAAATTTGGATTGGATTATATAATTTTCCATATCAAACGGAAAATCTACATCAGATTCCAAATTTTTATGAATTTACAAAAAACAAAAAACTATCGGATTCTATAAAAATAGGATTCGCAGCTAGAACGGAAGGTAGAAAAAATTTAGAATTTATAAAAGATTTAGATTCGTATATGTTTACTAATTCGGAAACCTTCAATCTTTATTATAGAGAGAAATATGGATATAAATTTGAAAAAACAAAACTTTATAAGTTTAATTATAAAAATAAAGAAAGGTTCTATGAACTTGATTGGGGAGTATCTCATTCTTGCTTTGAATATGAACCATTCGGATATGGAATTTTTGAAGCAGTTGATTGGGGTAAACTTCCAATACTACATGAAAAGTGGCATGTTCCACTTGATTATAAATACAAAGCGTTTGACAAGGAATCATTTGAACAGACCTACCAAACGCTTTGTGAAGATGATTATGAAACCCGTAAAAACGAATTTGAAAAACTTAAAAATTGGATGATTACCCACTTTTCTAATAAAGAAAGATGGAAAGAAAAACTTTTAAATATTTATAACGGAGAATAGTATATTATGCCGAAAACCAATTTATCATTAGGAAATTTATACAGAGCAATAAGTGGTTCGGCCAGAACATCGCAAGTCGTTAGTTTAAGTGGCTTGAATGGTGGTGGATCGAGTATATCATTTAGTGCATTCGCGATTGATTCAGTAACGGTAACACCGCCTACATTTACATATATTGTAGAAGATACAAGTGAAAATGCAACATTTACATTTACATCACCTGGTACAAGACATGGTGTTAAAGTTGGAATAGTTGCAAACAACTATACTTGTTCCTTTGATAACTCAAATTTTACCGTACCAAGTTCATCATTGGGTGCATCCCCATCTTTTAACATAAAGGCAGCTGCACAACAACCAGCACCATATACAGGTTCATCGGCAGTATTGACTATGGCATATGCGGATGGTTATAATATCAATGCAACTAACTACGGCGAATCCGGTAAGCAAACAAAAACATTATACGCAGTTGATGTTTACAATACAATTAACGAACCTGATTTTTGTTTATTATTTGGAACACAGATTCAATTGCAAGATGGAAGTGAAATGAATGTAGAAGATTTGCGTGTGGGTGATGTTATAAAAGCGTGGGTTCCATCCGGACTACCAGATGAAGATTTACCAATTAATACGGATAGTGTAGATTGGAGAATGTATTTGTTAGAAAATTTAGAAGGACAGGAACAAAATGTTGCAATAGAAAACATTACATTTGATTTTGCAGATTCTTATTATTCATTAAATGGTGGATTAATAAAAGCCACCGCATTACATCCACTATATGTTTGGGATTCACAAATAAGTAAATATAGATTCAAAAACGTTTGTGATATAATAATTGGGGATAAGTTAATAAAATATGATATAATTGACCAATTGGAAGAAATTGATATAGTTGATATAGAATTGGTATTTGATGATGTTGAAATTGTAACATTAAACGTAGAAACGGCGGACGTTTATATGTCAAATGGATTTATTTCACATAATAAGGGAACAACGTCTCAACCAAATATACCATATCCTGGATTAAGAATGTATTTGGATCCATCAAAAGCGGCATCATTCCCATCAGGATTACCATCAACCGGAACACCAACGGTAGATTGGTTAGATATTGCGGGATGGAATACGGGTGTAAGACCAGGAGGACAGGGTGGATTAGGACAGGGAAGTCCTACTTATAATAATGGTGGGGTGACTAGAAAAGATTATTACTATGCATTGAATGGTACTAATCAAATATTTTATAAAGATACAACTTCAAATATAAATGGTGGGTATTCGGAGTTCAATATTACTGCCGGTACAATACATATGTGGGTTAGACCTACAACTACATTGGGAACATCCACTAGAAGATTATTTGATTATAATGGAAATTATGGATTTGCAATAGAATCATCGGATAACTCTACGTTAAATAGATTAAAGTTTTACTCATCTACATTGGGTGATTCTGCACAAGTTACTACTTCCCTTTCAAGTAATGTTTGGTATTTAATATCCGTTTCATTCGGTAGTGCAGTAGCTCCGCAGTTTTATGTAGATGGTGTATCCGTTGGTACATTGACAGCATCAGCAACCATATCGGCACCAACAAGTACAAATTATATAGTTATTGGTGGTAATGATGCGTTCAGTAGTTTTTGGAATGGACAAATAGGTCCTGTGTTATTTTACAATAGAAGGCAAAACTCTACTGAAGTTGATCAAGTATATGATTATTTTTCACCAACATATAAAGTATAATTTGTTGTTTTGAAAATAAAAAATATATTTATACATTAGAAATACTAATTGTAATTAATTAATAATTAAAATAACATGGCAGAAAAAATCGTATCACCAGGCGTCTTTACAAGAGAGAACGACCTATCATTTTTACAGCAAGGTGTTGCTGAAATTGGAGCAGCTTTCATAGGACCTTTTAAAGAAGGGCCTGCAGTTCCTACTATTGTAAATACACAAACCGAATTTGAAACACTTTTTGGAATTGTAGATGATACCTACTATACACCATTGGCAGTACAAAACTATTTAAGAGAAGCAGGAACTGCTACTATTTGTAGAGTTGTTGGTAAGGGTGGATATACCGCACACAATCCGTTGTTGATAACCGTATTTTCGGGATCGGCTGGAGCAGCTGCTACTGATATCGTATCTGCATCTGTTGGTATATTATTTCCAACCGATAAAAACGTATTAACAAGCGGTTTAAGTGGTTCATCGGCAACAACTACGAATGGTTCGTTGGGCAATGGTGACCTTATTATGTTCGTTACAGGTTCTTCAAACTATGCAGGAACATCATCTGTTGATCCTGAAGATACGAATGATATTGAATCTGTGTTTGGAACATCACCTCTTGGACAAAAAGGTGGATATGTTTATGGATTCTTTAAGTCTCCAGTAGATATGGCTCTTGGAAAATCTATAGGATATGGTTCAACTGTATCATCTAGTGTTAGTGTATTGGATGATCAAAATTTCGCATTCGATGCACAAGAAGCATTAACACCATATGTTCAATCTCAATTAATTTCAGGTGAAAGATATAATCTTTTCCAATTTGAAACAATTGGTGTTGGAAATGCGGCAAATACAAAAGTTAAAATTGGTATTACAAATATTAAAGCAGCAGGTACTGTAGCCGGAACCGATTATGGTACATTTACTGTTGTTATCAGAGATTATAATGATACAGATAAGAAGAAAGTAATTCTTGAAACATATTCAAATGTAAATTTAGATCCTAATTCACCAAACTACATAAGTAGAGTGATTGGTGATAAATACATTTCAATTAATGATGCAGGAAAAATAAGCGAATCTGGTGATTGGGTAAACTACTCAAAATATGTTAGAGTTAAAAACGTATCAACAACCGCTCCTGTACAGGCAGTACCATTTGCACACGCTGCATATTCTTTACCAATTTCTGCATCTGCAGCAATTAGTGCATTGATTCCAAAAGTAACATACACTACCGCATCTGTTTCAGATTCTACAAAATATAGTGGTATAGATTTGGATGGTAATACAGATAACGCAATCTATTTAAAACCAATTCCAACCGGAGCAAGTAAGGGTGCAAACACCGTATTTTCGTTAGATACTACATGTGGTCTAACATTGAGTGGTACAACATCTACTGATATTGCAAAGAGACAATTTATATTAGGATTCCAAGAAGGATTTGATGGAATGGCACCAACCGTTTCTATTTACAAAGGTGGTGATATAGTTGCAGGAAATTCTCAAGGATTTGATTTATCAACTTCAACTTCTTCTGGATCTTTAGCATACGCAAAACACATCAACGCACTTTCAAACGCAGATGAGTGGGATGTAAATATGATAGTAACACCTGGTGTTGTTAGAAGATTACATTCATCCGTTGTTAGTGATATTATCGATATGGTTGAACAAAGAAGTGACTGTTTCTATATAATGGATGGTACTGCACAAGATGATTCAATCGATCAGGCAACCGGACAAGCTGGAGCAGTTGATTCTAACTATGTTGGAACTTACTATCCTTGGGTTAAAACAATCGATGTAAACACAAACAAATTAATATCAGTTCCACCATCGGTATTACTTCCTGGCGTATTCGCATCAAACGATAGAGTTGCTGCAGAATGGTTCGCACCAGCAGGTTTGAATAGAGGTGGATTGTTAGGAGCAGTTAGTGTA